GTTGCGCCCACCATTCCTGAGCCGCAGTATTCTGCGGTTTATACCATGTCTCCCGCTGAAATTTCCCACTCGTTTAAATCTATTTCAGTCTACCATTGTCTATGGTTTCAGACTGGTATCTGTGGAAAATCCGTGGAGCATTTTAGCCCGAATTTTCCACGCGCGGTCCATCCCTCCACCACCTCTCTATCTGGTCCTTATACGCTTCTGGCATCAGCTTGGCGTATATCGTGACCGTGTTGATGTTGCTCCATGCACCGTCCGTTTGGAGCCGGAGAAGATCTCGGTGTACGCAGTAGTGCCAAGAGGCCCACGTATGTCGAAGATCGTGCGGCGTGAAGTCGGGCACAAAGCATGATTGCAGAGAAGTTTGGCCCGCAGGAATCCATTCGCGCAATCGCCCTGGCAGACCTGCGCGCCTGCAAGCCCCAGCCCATCCGTTTTTTATCTGACCTCCATATTGCCTTGCAGAGTTGTGGTACCGCTCACCGATAACGGAGCCTTTTCGGGTTTGCGTGACGGGTCGGAATACGTGACCTTCCCGCCATTCTATGCGCTTCAGCCAGTCAATTACGCATGGCGGCATATCAACGTGCCTCTGGTTTCCCTGCTTCTGCCAGACGACAGCGCGCGCGCCCCACAAATCAACATCCCTCCATTCCAGATCGAGGGCTTCAGACAGTCGGCATCCGGTCCCGATCAGAAAGACGAATAGGGGTTGCAGGTGTGGGGCGGCATGAGCCACAAGCTGCGTTGCCTCGTCTGGGCGCAGGAATTTCTTTGGCTTGGATTGTATAGAGATAGGGGCAAATGCTGGTCGGTCGCACCAGCCCTGTATTGCCCCAAACTCTAGGATTGCTTGCAATGGGGTTCTGACGGCGCGCTTCTTTGTCGCTGGAGTTGCTTCTTCACCATCCTCAAGAATGGCTGCATATGCCCCTTTTAAAGATGCTTGGCTGATTTCGGTCAGCCTTCTTTCGCCAAAGTGCTTGAGAAGGCGCAGGAGGTATTTGTGGGTGGCTGGTGATCGGGGCTTATCGTCAAGATAGGCGGTAACTGCCTCGGCAAATGTTATGACTGCGCGCTTGCCATAGACTGTTTCATTCCAGAGTTCTGCCTCGCGCTTTCGGCGGATTTCTTCTGCGATCCTCTTGTCAGTCGTTCCAGTGCTTTCGAATATGCTTTGCCCGGCGATAGTGCCGCGCATGTAGAGATTTTTCGATTTTGGGACTGTGACGATCTTGAGGGGCATTCGATACTCTCAATCAGCCTTTCATAGTCTTGGGGAGAAAATAGATACTTCCGGCCCCACCTACGATGTGTAGGGCCTCCGGCATATTCCGGGCAGTCACGAAGGTGGTCGAGCAGACGGCACCGCCCAATCTTCCCGCGCAACCGCTCTAACACGTCTGGGAGCGTCATAAGATCAGGAAGAACCTCACCCATCCGCCCCCTCCTTCCCCGGAATAGGCCGGTCGTTGCGCACCTCTGGGATGGTTATGGTGTCGGGGATCATACCCATCACTTTCATGGAGCTTTTGCGGCCCCCTGATTGCTCAATCCGGAATTGCCCTGATGGTGTCACGCGAACTCTCAGCTTTTCTGCATTGGTTTCCAGTTCCATGGTGACGTGGCCGCCATGACTGTAGAGGCGCGTGATCTCACACGCTCCCCACTTAAAGCCGTATTGTGTTGGGATCGCTCGCACCATCACCCCACCTCCCGCGCTGCGTCGATGGCGGAACGGAAGTCTGGGCCTCTCAGATTGCGAACTGATATGCCGGGAGAGAAGGCCACGTCCCCATTCATGTATGCGGTGCATGACTTGAAACCTCGCTCCAACCAATCCAACCGCTCACTATCCCGCGCAATCTCCGCCCGCACGCGCTGTTCTGCCCGGCGTTCGGCTTCGATTAGGTGTTCCCTAAACGCATCTTGAGAAAGTGCTGAGTATTGGTAGTGACCATGATACAGACTATCAATTTGCTCCTCTCTCGTCCTCATGGCGCGACTCCTAGGTTGCGGATCTCCTCAATGCACCGGTCACAAGCAAACCGTTCCATGACCGCCCCAAGCGGACCGCCAGCGTATTCAGGTGATTCGAAAACTTCCTTTTGAGAAAAGCAAGCTGAAACAGCACGCTCCCTCTCCCCCGCCAGCAACTCGGCTATTTGCGTGGGGGTGAGGCAGGGGCCGATATAATTTAGGTCTTTCACGCGATTAGAAGCGCAAAACCCCAAATCATGATCGTCATCACAGACCAGCCATTGCTTATCCGCGCGCCAAAATGCGACAATGTATCCGCCTCCCAATGCGAATAGATGACGCCCATCTTTATGAGGCCACATTACGACACCGGGCCGCTCAGGGTTGGGCCAGTTTGTGGGGTTGGTCATGCCGCAATCCTTTTTTCTGGGAGGATAAAGCGCAAGCGGCGCAGGCACGCTCTCATTCGCCCTGTATTTGCAATTACTGGCCCTACATCGCCGTCAATTATTCCCGGCGCAGGAGTAATAAAGAACGGTTTTACAAGGTCTATACGAACAGCTACACGCTCCCAAATGCCTGTATAGTCCGCAGTTTTCTTCTGATACCTACGGCGTGTGTAGTAGTGGTCTTTCTCAATAACCTGTTGTTCTGTGTATTCCCCAGCCCACGGAATGGAATAGCAATACCCAGCATTATTGGGACGCCACAATGTGACATAGGGCTTGCGGCTCCACTCTTCTCGGAAGTCGAAAACGTAATACATATTCACGCCTCCTCTCCTGCGCGGGTGTTCCATGCTGTGATGGCTTCTGATTTTGTTCTTTTTATTGGGCCTTCTGAACTGCAACTCTCACATGATACATAAGAAGAAAGTACCAATGTATCGTCTGTATTCGACCCAAAAACCTTTAGACTGCGAGTGTCCCCACAAAACGGGCAGCTTTTCAGTTCCTCGCTCATGCCGCGCCGCCTTTCAGGGCGTTTCGAGCATGTTTCCCAGGTTTCTGCGGAACTATCCTATTCTCATGTAGTGTGCGCCATTCGCCGGCAATCAATGCAACGGCATCTGAAAGATGGTCGCCCCCGCATGTCATCGCTGATACAGCTATTGCCGCAATAACACTTTTTGGCATCTCATCAAAAAGAGCGCCCAACGCGATGGCGTATTCGTTGCTGACATTTTTTAGATGAGCCATCACGAACCGCCTTTCAGGGATTCACGGGAACGATCCTTACGCCTAAACATTTCTGGCGTAGAGTTAATAACTCCTGTTTCAAAGATTGCCTCGCAGGCTTCGTAATATTCCCGCAACCGCACAACCTCAGCCTCAAGCGCCGCGATATGGGCTTGGACATCGGACTGGCGGACTAGGGGAATAGAAGATTTAAGGGCATCCGATTTTTTTCTGAATATCGCGCACCAGCCGCCTTCCAAATGAGACGGGGCATAACCAACAATTTTCAACTTACCACCCGTCACAGGCGTTCCGATGGCGAGGAGATTTTCATTCCCCGACTTCTTTGGGTTATAAAGTTTCATGATCTGCGCTTCATCAAGCGGCAACCGCACGAACACGCCGGTGGGTTTGTCGCTCATGCACCCTCTCCCGGCAGGACTTCGCGGACGTGGATTGTGCGGATGAATGGTGTACCCGTGCCCCACTCTGCTGCAGACTCTTCGGTAAAGTGCAGCGGGCCCGGCACGCCATACGTATACTCATTAACCCAAAACTCCCGCGCCACAGGGACTTCGCGGGCGTTCATGAGATCGAAGTCGCGGTCACTGAGGCAGTATTTCCCTTGGGTATTGAAGGCACGATTCATTTCTTGGTCGCCATCATCCACGAGAGCCGCAATCGAATGCCCGTTACTGCTCTTCCTGTCCGTGCAGATAATGCGCGCCGCGCGCCCATCCCGCGTACAAAACGGCCCCTCATGCTCCGGCGTGTATGGGCCGATGATTTCTAGTTTCGTTTTCTGGGTCATGCTGGCACCTCATCAACCGGCGCGGCCGCATGTTCCTGCGCAAACTCGGCGCGCTTGGCGGCAATCATGTCCTGCACATCAGATTGCACATCTTCGGGGATAGGGCGTCCGGCCTCCTCAGCGCGCGCCAGAGTACGCTGCCATGCCTGCCACAGCACGTCTGTGCAGTTGGCATCTGTGCAGCCCGCAAGGCGGTCTTTGAATATGGCGCGGTGGTCTATGGTCCTTTGATCGGTAATGCGGGTATGCTGAGGCGTGACATCAAAAACTGGCCCCAGAGCCTTGCCGTCCATTTCATCGTCGGTATTCGTTCCGCCTGTCTGTTCTGGGAAGGCCATGCGTAATGCCTGTGCTTCTGCACATTTTGCCAACTGACCGAATGCGCGCTTTTTCCACATAGAATTGGGCGCGTCAGTGTCCTTCTTTGCGGTCGCATAGTTTTCTAGCCAATATTCTTTGGCCGTAAAATCACACTCGCGCCCATGCACCAACCGGCGCACTGTCATGCGGCACCATTCAGGAAACCTCACCCGAACTCCGCCAAGTTCCGTGGTGATGAGAGGGCCAAATTCAGGCTCACTCTTCCCGATATATTCGCCGGTTCTGGATGCTTCTATGCGATAAAGAGCAATACCCGGCATAACAACATCGCGCATCATCTTCGCCTTATTGTCCCACATCGGAACGATATGGACCGGCTTTTTCATGACATCCAGAGAGGCAGCGCGGCAGTATCCAATGACCATTCGCACACTGTCATCTGCCGCCCCCGGATAGAGGCTATCCTTCAAAATATGGATAAGCTCGCGCTCTTTTTCCTGATGCAATTCAAGTGCATTGCTCATAATTCAACAATCCTTACGGGCGCTAACAACCAGAACGGGTGCGCCACCATTGGTTAGGGAGACGCCGGGTAGGTCTTTCTTCCGGGCGAGTTTTTTCATTTCGTTGGTCTGGAGCTTGTCAGGCTGTGGCTTCCAGAGTTCCGGATGCGCGGCTTTCAATACCTTTTCATCAGTCACGAAAGGCTCTGGTGGTTTGTCACGCAGGCTAGCCTTCCAGTTTTCCGACTGAAACCCGGTTACGCCGTTATCCGTCATGGACCGTGCCAGTTCGGGCCGAAGAAGCTGCGCGGCCTGCTTGCCTTTACGCTCCAGCTCTTCTGCAGCGCCGATAAGCTCCAGATAGCAGGCATCAATATTCGCGCCCGGCTCACGTATGGCCGTAATGAAGTGGCTCCATGCCGCTATAGCCGGTCGCAGCACATCTGCGTGGATGCGGTTTGCAGCCGCAAGCATTGGGTCACTCATGCCGCCGCCTCCTGAGCACCAACAAGCGCCCGCTCTGTTCTGCTAGATGCTGATGCCGCCTTAAGCTTTGCATCAATGTCCAAGGTGCGCTCCAGCCGATCAATCATGAACGACACCTTCACTTGCGCGTCCATAAGGGCCGACCACTGCTCGCCAAACCGAGGAACAAGCCCCTTCTGGCCTTCCAGAATGACCTCGACCCCTTTCATGTCGCGGACAATTCCCTGCACTTCGCTGGGCAAGAAATGGATAAAGCTGGTCACGCCGCTACCTCCAGCCCACGCATGGCGTCATGTCGCGTTTGTGCGACAAGGCCGCGTTCCATACGGTTCTTTTCGTGCAGCTCGCGCACCGCGCAAACCATGTCGCAAATGGCTTCCTCGGCAAAAGCCAACTCAACAGCAGCAAACTTGTTGTCGGTGAAGAACGGGAACTGCATCGCATCCGCTACGCGCAGCAGGTTTACGATTGCCGTTTCATACTTCTGAACTTCAATAGCGACAAAAGGTGTCAGCCCCTCAGTGCTGAACATGCCTTCGTTAAGCGCCTTCTCGTACGCCTCGTTTTTGTAAGACATTTTCCAAACTCCCTCGTGGGAAACATTCGGCCAATGCGGCCACAAAGCCCGGCCCGCGAGCCGGGAAGTGCGGGGGCATCAGGGGGTTTCGCCTCGGGCCTTCGCGAGAGCGGCACGCTCTTCGGTGAGTTTTAAGCACCATGAGCTATCATCAATTATTTTAATGACGCGCTCCAAAGCCTCATAAAGCTCAGGTGCGGCGGCGATTAGGTGGGCATCCGGGGCCTCAATTCCGCAAATATCCGTGCGGTACACAGAAGTATTTTTCTTCGCCTCGTCAACGCCAGTAACAGACCTATCCCCAACCTCGAATTTCAGGAGATTTTTAGCTTCAACCATACCTTGAGTTGGCTGGAAAACGGGCTGCGCTCCTGAAAACCCCCAACGCCGGAATTGCATGACGTATCGGCGGCCTGAATGATTTGTCGCAAGATAAACACTGTTCGATCCAGCATTGCCAAACCAAGCCCAAGGCCCTTTTGTGAATTTCGGCTCAGTCATCCCTCAACCCTCCAGATATGGCAGGCGAGGGAAGCCAATCAGATCAGCCCCCACATTCAGGGCGCAGAACAGGACGTTCAGCAGGTCGGCCGTCACGGCTGGCGCGCTCTGGGCGAAACAGACGTACACAATCGTCCCCGTCCAGAACGCCGCACCAAGGGCAAGCTGCACGAACGGGTTATACAGAGCCGCCAGCGCCCAGCTTGTGGCGACATAATCCCATTGCTGGGTGATTGGTTTTTGTGGAGTGGTTTGGTTCATTGCCCATCACCTTCGTGGTTGATGGGTTTATGTTGGATTATCTAACTTTCCGCGTCAACATAAAAGTTGGACAATCTAACATTCCTTCATAAAAAATATCCCGGCGCTGGGCCGGGACGCGGTAGCTTAGTAGCCCAATTGAGACAATCTGATCCTGGCGGCCTCATCTGAGGCTCCAAAGACTCTGGCGATTATAGATGGATTAGTCACCCCCGCTTTGCAGAACGATCTTACCAACCCTTCTGGCATGAGGAGCTCGGCTGCCAATCTGTTGGCCTGATACTCCTCGTTCCTAGATGCTCCACTGCGGTACATGGCATCATCAACTAGCCCGCGCTGGTCAATAATATCTCTATGAAGGAGAAAATGAGATATTTCGTGGGCAAGTGTGAATCGCTTCCTATTTGGCGAGTGATCCTTATTGATCGATATTAGGTAAGAGCCATCCCGAAGCAGCCGAATTGACCCGGAGGTATTGGGGTCTTTGAATGTGGCATCAGGATCAACGCCGATTTTAAGGGCGCGCGCCATTCCAAAAAGATCAACCGGTGCGGAGTTCTTGAATTTATCCACAATATCAAAGGGCGTGAGGCCAAGCGCAACATTGATTTTTGGCAACATCAACTATCCTCCCCATACCCTAACGTTTCCGTCTCACCATTATCATCATTTGGCGCTGTCCCTATGGAAAGCAACGCTATCTGACGCCTCATTTCGTCTACAGCGTCCTGTGCGGTTTCCCTAGCTATATTTTCAGCCTGCTCGCGGAGTGTCGCGTATCCCCATATGGCAATGATCCCAACCATCAGCGTTACGGCAGCCATTACTATAGTGGCCGCCGTTAAGGCCATTGTCGCTACAGTAGGTCCGTTCCAATCGCCATCGAATGACGCTCGATGGTAAGAAAAAAAGACAATTATAACCCCAAATAGAAGTACATTTGCGGCGAACATGGCGCGAGAGCACCAGCGCCGAGTTATTGCGCGCTTCGTCTCAACTCTACGTGAATTCATCGTATTTCCAAGCTAAGTCAACTCACTTGTCGTTCTCATTTTGTTCTGACATACTCACCCCATGGCACAGCTTGATAGAGTCGAGGGCGAGGGGCTACGCGGCGTCATTGTTGGCGACGATCTGCGCGCGAAGCAGGACCATCAAGCTGCGCCGTTCTTCGTCGCCTATCACGCGCCAGAGCTTGAGGAGGGCTCTCTCCTCGGCATCATGAGCGATATCATCCGCATTTGCGGCAAGAGGCGAAGAATCTCCGAGAAGGTAGTCACTGGAAACATCATAAAAATTGGCTAAGGCCCGCATGGTATCCCGGCCGGGAATATCGTGGCCGCCCTCATAGGCTGTTAGTGTGCTGCGGCTAATGCCAACAGCCTCTGCGGCCTCTGCCTGGGTTATACGCCTTCCCTCCCGCTCAGCCTTGGCCAGTCTGGAGGATTTAAGACGAGCGCCTACGGTGTTTGCGTCCTTCATGTTGGTAGGTGACGACAAAAATTAAATCCTTGGGATGGATTTTCCAACATTTCTCTTGCGGAGATATGTTGGAAAAACTAACGTTTGTGGTATGTCGATTGTTGATAAAGCCATCAAGGCGGCGGGCGGGGCTTCCGAACTAAGTAAGAAGTGCGGCCTGCACAGAACTTCGGTTTTGTATTGGCGAACTCTTGGGCACATTCCTCTCAAGCGAGTGGATGTTGTTGAGGCCGCAACTGGCATCCCCCGTGAAGAACTCCGGCCCGACTTCTTCAAGCGCACCCCCACCGAGGAGGCGCGGGCATGAGGATCGGCCCCTTCAACGCATGGGTGTGGCGCGATAGTTCGGCCACGGCCCACACCTTCAAGCTGTCCATATCCCGCAGCCAGCCAGAATTTGCTTTCCTTATTCGTGGTCTGATTGCCCGATACATGCTGCAACTTATCGCGTGGATGTTCCGCGATATGCCCGGCGTGAAAGGGGAGCCGGGAACAGTGAAGCGCATGATTGCTGCACTGGCCCCGGTCTTTGATGGGGAGGGCGTTACGAAATGAGCGCCGCATATCTTTCAAATACTCTCTCCATGGCCAGTGTGTCGTTTGGCTCATGCTCTTTCCTTAGCAGGATGCTTTCGGCTATGGCGTCAAAGTGCTCGCGTGCTTCTTCCGCTGTGGCGAAGGCATGTTTTGTCAAGCTACGCACAAGTTGCGTGACAAATTCGGACTCCCAAAATTCCTCCGTCTTTAGCTGTCTCGTCCCTACGGGGAGATCGGCGGGGACGGAAGTCTGGAAGCCACGCGGACGCTCGAGTTCTTCGCGTGCCTTATCTGCAATTTCCTTGATAGCCATGGAATCGTCTCCTGTTGTGTGTGGACAGCATGACGGTGGCGCAGAGGGGAGCGCACGTAAAGCGCTCCCCTCGTACTGGAATGGCGGTGCAGCATGAAACGCCCCCCCCCAAGCGCGCAATGGTTCCACCCGGCTATCGCGCGGCGTACTGCCGCCCGCATTATGCGAGGGAATGGACGGCCTTTGGTTCGCCCTCCCTCTCTCCTGATGCTCTGCGCATGGCGGGCCATCCTCAATGTATCGAAATACGAGACGGTGACGTGATCATTCTCTGCATGAAGGTGAAATGACGTGAAGAGATCAGCAACGCATGATGAGGCTCTACGCTTGATAGGCCTCAATTCGTTCCATAGGGCGCTTATTCGCACGGCCTGTGATGTACGTGATGAGACTATTTCGGCATGGAAAGATGTCGGTCGGATACCTGATATTTTCGCAAAGTCTGTTGGCAATATTCTTGGCGTGGAGATTGTCTGATGGCTGGCTCTGTAAACAAGGTCATTCTGGTGGGCAATCTGGGCAAAGACCCGGAAGTGCGTAACACCCAGAGCGGCCAGAAGATCGTTTCTTTTTCCCTCGCCACCAGCGACACATGGAACGACCGCACCTCGGGCGAAAAGCGCGAACGGGCAGAATGGCACCGCGTTGTTATTTTCAACGAACGGCTGGCGGACGTTGCCGAACGCTTCCTGCGCAAAGGCCGCAAGGTGTACCTTGAAGGCGCATTGCAAACCCGCAAATGGACGGCGCAGGACGGGCAGGAACGCTATACGACCGAAGTGATTGTTGACCGCTTCCGTGGCGAACTGGTCCTGCTCGACAGCCGAAATTCTTCCGAGGGTTCTGACCAGCCTCCAGCCCCCCAGCAAAGGCCGCAGGGTAACAGCTATGCCCAGAAGGATAATAGCTGGAGCAATCCGTCCGACACCGACGAAATTCCGTTCTAACCCCCGCACGAATCCATGCCCATAGCTGCATCCTCAATCCCCAACTTCCGCGCGACTTCCTCCAGCAGTTCACGCCTCTGCTGGATGGTCGCGTATGGGTGCAGCCACGACCACAGCTCCGCTGCTCTGACAGTAGTCTGCCAGAGGAACGGAGTGTCGTGCATGGCGGAAGGCATTGCGTCACACACGTTCAGCGTGTCCAGCGCGTATGCACCGCCGTATTCTACCGTTCCGAATTCGGTCTCCTTTTGCATTGTTTCTCCAGTTCTCGTGTTCCGCAAAACCGAGAATGGCAGGGGAAAATTCCGTGGAGAGAGAATTTTTATCCGTGAAAGCAGAAAGGCGCCCAGACATGACGCCTGAAGCAATCGCACAACAGGTTCAGATGCAACTGCATGAAATCGTTGAGGCCAGCGGCACACGATCTGGCCTGAAGCAATCCTTTGCGTCTGTAGCCCGCAAAACAGGGCTGACGGACGGACAGATTAAGCGGCTGTTCTATGGAGAATGGAGCGTTATTCCTGCGCACATTTTCCTGAAAGTGGAACGCCTTTACCGGAACCATCTGGAGCAGATGAGGTCACGAGCCGAACATCAGGCCGCCCTTTATCGTGCCAGGACAGAAGAATGGGATCGCAAATGGGGCGATTATTCCTCCAGTGGCGCGCACGCCATACACGCAGGCGCGCAGATCGTGCGCTCAACAGAGCCTTCTATTTCCGAGAGCTTGCCGACTGGCTGAATGAAAAGGCTGATCGGTTACAGGCTAAGGCCGACCGGCTGGCGCGGGAGTGTGGAGGATGACGCGCCGCAACAGCCTGACACAAGGCGAGGTATTGGGATTTGTCAGGCGTTGGCTTGACACTTTCCGATCAGAAGCAGAGGCGGCGCGTTCCGTTGGTATGTCGAGGCAATCTCTCAATGAAATGACCAACGGTGATAGGCCGTTCACGGACAAGGTGTTGAAGGCTGCGGGCGTAAAAGTTGTCCGGTCTGCTCCTGAATATTATCCGATGGAGGCGGCATGAAAGTCCTGATCGGTGGAGAATACAGCGGGCGGGTGCGTGATGCCTTCATTGCATGCGGTCATGATGCCATGTCCTGCGATCTGCTCCCGACCGAAAGGCCCGGTCCGCATTACCAGGGCGATGTGAGGGATGTTCTGGATTATCCGTGGGATATTGCAGTCTTTCATCCTCCATGCACGGACCTGTCCGTATCCGGAGCGCGCCACTTTGCGGAAAAGCGGATGGACGGACGCCAGCAGGCTTCTGTCTCATTTTTCATGACGTTGGCTAGGGCGGACATTCCGCGCATCGCCATAGAGAACCCAGTCTGCATCATGTCCAGCCTATGGCGGAAGCCAGACCAGATTATTCAGCCGTGGCAGTTTGGGCATGGAGAGACCAAGGCAACGTGTCTGTGGCTCAAGGGGCTCCCCCTTCTAAAGCCTACCAACATCGTGGCAGGCCGTGAAGCGCGCATTCACCATATGCCGCCTTCTGAAAATCGCGGGAAGCTCCGCAGCGAAACCTACGCAGGCATAGCAGAAGCTATGTCCGCACAGTGGGGAGAATTATCTAATGTCTGAATTCCCAAAAGACCACAACGACCCCGCAGTAGGCGGCATAGCAGCGGACCGGCTGCGCTCGATTATCGAGCGGGTGGAACGCCTGGAAGAAGAGCGCAAGGGCCTCGCTGGCGATATCAAGGACATTTTCACGGAAGCAAAATCTGCTGGCTTCAATGTGAAAGTTCTTCGCCAGATCATCCGCATTCGCAAGCAGGAGCCCTCGGAAGTGGAAGAGCAGGAAACCCTGCTGGACATCTACCGCCGCGCGATTGGAATGTGACCATGAAAATAGCATCTATTGACCCCGGCGCTGGTGGCGCAATCGCAATTCTGAACTGGAAAGCTCAGATTGTGGAAGTGCTGGATATGCCCATTGATTATGTGAAAGTCGGAAGAACCACGCGCCGGGTGATTAACCCCGCCATGCTTGCCGCTCATTTGCGCGCCCATGAACCTGACCACCTGTTTGTGGAGAATGTTTCAGCCAGACCCGGAGAGGGCGCTGTAGGGGCCTTCTCTTTCGGGCGTGGCCTTGGTGTTATTGAAGGTGTCTGCGCTGCTGCTGGCATCCCCCTAACCAAAGTGCGGCCTCAGGATTGGAAGAAGGCTTTGTCCTGTCCAGCCGATAAGGGCGGAGCGCGCCGCCGGGTTTGCGAACTCTTTCCCAAGGATGTGGCGCTGTTCTCCCGCGTGAAGGACGATGGCCGGGCGGAAGCCGTCATGATCGGCCTGTTTGGCATCCGCGCCATGGAGAACATGGGGATACCGACATGAAAAACCCCACCGAAAAACCCAAGCGCAAGGCCCTCTCGAAGAAAATCAGATTTGAGGTGTTCAAGAGAGATAAGTTCACTTGTCAGTATTGCGGCAGGGCTGCACCTGAGGTGGTTCTCCAGTGTGACCACATTGATCCGGTGGCGAATGGTGGCAAGAATGACATTCTAAACCTAATCACAAGCTGCTTTGATTGCAACAATGGCAAAAGAGATGTGCCGTTGGCGGACGGTCAAACTCTAAAAAAGCAGATGGAGATGCTTTCTGACCTTGAGGAAAAGCGTCAGCAGATCGAAATGATGATGCGCTGGCGTGATGAGCTTGAGGGCATGGAAGAGTATCAGGTTGATAAGGCGGCGCAGTCTCTCGAAATAGATGGTTTGGGAGCAAGTGAATTTGGTCGCAAAAAAATTAAGAAAATGCTCAAGAAGTATTCCCTTGAGGAGTTCTTAATCGCTCGGGATGAAGCATTTGAAAAATACTATGACTGCTCCCATGAAGGCTGGGGGGCAGCCTTTGATAAGATTGAATCCTTCATGAAGATGCGCCGCGTTGATAAGGACAAACCTTGGATGCGGCAAGTTTTTTACATTCAGGGGATATTGAGAAACAGAACCGGCTCAACGGGGACGGCGGCATTCATAGAGTTTCTTTACCTGAATGGATGGGATTTGGATCTAGTAGAGAAATTTGCAAAGGGATGCGACCGCATCACGTCCTTCACTGGACCGTATCAAGCCGCCCTCAGAGATAACGGGACGCCCTGGCTTGATGGTCGCCCTTATAGGTGAGGAGGTAGGAATGACAAAAACATTAGATAGATGGATGCCTCTTCACATCGCAGACTACAGGAAAGACACGCTCTTTCTCACCACCTTGCAGCATGGTGCGTATATGCTTCTTCTAATGGCATCTTGGGAAATTGGACCGCTAGACGATAATGAGACGTTTCTGTCGTCTATAGCAAAAGTGGATCTGAAAACTTGGAGGCGGGACGTTTGGCCTGCCATCAAACGCTTCTTCTCTAAAACAGATGATGGGCAAATATTTCAAAAAAGACTTAGCGCGGAGAGAGATAAAGCAGAAAGGATTTCGGAAATTCGCCGCAAGAATGGACGTGAAGGCGGAAGCAAACCAAAAGCAAAAGGTAAAGCAAATGCTTTAGCAAATGCTGAACCAAATGGGGAGGCAAATGCTTTAGCTAATGCGGAAGCCCCCTCGCGCGACAGTTTACATACATCTTCACTACGTTCAGATGTCCCCCCTGTTACACCCCCCAAGCCGGAGAAGCCCGATCCACGAGGTCGCCGCTTGCCCGAGGATTGGCAGCCAAGCAACGAGGACCGTTCGTTTGCGCTCGGTCTGGGGCTGAACCCCACGGACATTGCCCCGCAGTTCGCGGATTGGTGGCGTGCCCAGCCAGCAGCCAAGGGGCGCAAGGCTGACTGGTCCGCCACATGGCGCAACTGGTGCAGGCGTGATGCCGAAAGGCGAGGGGGCCTCAAGCCCATCCACGGGAAACCGCAATCCCCGCTCTCGCAGCAGTTCGAACGGATGCAGCGCCAGTACGGCGACAGGACGGTAGCATGACCCAGATTTCTCACTATGCCGGGCAGCGCGTTCCGGCCATTAGCCACGCTCTCCTCGGCGCAATCGACACCCGCGCCGTTGAGCGTGTCGGGCCAACCGAAACCGAGCAGGAACGCCGGGACCGCCTCCGCCGTGGCGATGCAGCGCCGGGGCTGGTCATCTCGCTCGGGCCCAAGCCGCAACCGTCCGGGGCCGTGGTGGCCGAGGCCAAGCGCATCCTGCCCGACCTTGAGCGGGCTATGCAGCCGATGCCACCCGACAGGCTGGGGGTGGAGGTTGATCGTTTCCTCGACATGCTGAACGCAGCCGTGGCCAACCCGCAGGACGAGCAGGCGCTCCAGATGCGCAAGATGGCCGTGGTCATGGCGTGCGAGGGAATGCCCGCCATCGTGTGGACACCCGACACGCTGAGGCTGGCCGTACGGCGGTTTAAGTTTTTCCCTGCGGCCGCTGAGTTCGTGGAGTTCATGGAGGACCAACTTGCCCCGCTTCGCTCCCGGCTGGCCGGTGTGCGTATGGTCTCCCGCTGCACGCCCCGTGAGGAGCCTATCCGCGAGCCGAAAACGCCAGAGGCCCGTGAGGCTGTGCGGAAGAAGGCTGCCGAGGCAACAGCCCGCTTGCAGGCGCAGTCCGCCGAGGAGGAGCGCATTCGGAAATTTGGGGCGTGGACGCCAGACGGGGCTGAGGGGCTGACAGGCTACGCCCTTGCCGCTGCACTCAAGCGGGAACTACCCGGCCTGTCGGGAGACCTGCTGGACGTGACGCGGCAGAGGATCGAAGTTTTGGAGCGCGCCGCGTCTCTGGCTGCGGCTATGGGCATCAATACACCGAAAGAGCCGCGAGGATTAGCGGAGAGTGAAGGTAAGGCGCTTTCTCGGTAATCGTTATGTCTGGACATTAGAGTGCGCTGTGCGCTCATTGTGGAGGATTTTAGGGGTATGTCGGAAATGAGCGAATGGAAGCCAATCGCCACGGCACCAACGGATGGAAGGGCCATTCAGGCGCGCATCCCCGGGCACGGTGATGACAACGTAATCGCATGGCTTGAGCAGTACCTGGACGCCAACGGCGAAGATGTAGGAGGGTGGAATTTTGTGACGGAACAAGAGCCTCCAGAGTGTTGGACAGACGGGATTTGCTGGGCCAGTAACGAGGATGGAGTGCCCAGCATTCAGCCCACGCACTGGAAGGAATTGACATGACCGAATGGGGAACCGGCCACGAACCAGACCCAAACGAGCTGGTGGATTTCCTGACCAGCGAAGGGTGCGGGCCGGTGCAAGTGCCAGCGATCACGCCGCACCCGGTTCCGCTTCATGCGCCGGAGGAGGGGTTGTTGGATGAGGAGATTTTGCCGTTGTTTCGTGATTGGCAGCGGGGTCCATGTGTACAACCCTGTGGATAGCGGGTACTGTCGCAAAATAACGACACGTAAAAACGCAGGGTGGCGCACGTTTTTGCTGTACATGTGCGGGGGTTTGTGATTCCATCAGGTTTATGATTTCACCTGAAATACACCATACTTGGGCCGATGTTGGCTATGCTTTGTCTGGAAATCCAGTTCTGGTCGGCATGGTAGGCGGGGCGTTCGCTGTCAGCATATTCGTGCCTCGATAGCAACCGCAATGTGGATTGAGAGAAAATGACCACATCCCCCTTCAAGCCCACAAACTCCGAAATCTACGCGCCGCCCCGGAACTGGGATGTGGCGTGTGCGCTCTGCAACCTGCGAGCAGGCGTGCCGTTGACTGAGGCGCAGAAGGCGTTGGTGGATGGAAAGGTGTCAGCATGAGCAAGGCGCGCCCACGCTATGAAATACCCGCTGCCGAGGACAATGGCCCTACGCCTGAGCGGGCGGCTAAGTCGGTGTTTACTGCTGGCAGGCCGTCACGAGAGCAAACCGTTGTGGATGCCCTCCTAAAAGCCCAAGAGATCACGCAGGAAGCGGCGAACGCCGCCGATAAGTGGTATCGGACGTGGGTGTTCGCGTATCAGGGCTACAAGGAATTTCCAGAAAACCACACGGCAAATTGCGAGATCAGGCATGATGATCTTTCGTGGCTGATGACACGGGCCGATGCTGCAGGGCATATTTGCGATGCTCGGCAAGCCGTTGGTGTGATTGGTGAGGTTCGTTTGAAGGCAATGCTGGTCGAAAAGCTTTCATTCAAGCAGATGGCTGGCGTTCTTTTCCCCACCGTGTCCTCCGATCTGGGGCGCAAGAAAGTGTCTGCACAGTGCTCCATGTTGCTGGAACAGTTGGCCGAGTTCTACGCGGCCCAGCGCAAGAAAAAACATGACGCTGAAAAAGCTTGTACCCCGGTACCTTTCCCGGTATAAAAAACATCATCATCGCAAGATGTATGTTCAAGAGCCGCCTCCGGGTGGCTTTTTTCGTTTTTGGAGAGTGGTATGGATGGCTCTGATAGACAGGCTGAGCCAGTCGGTCGGCCTTCTGCATATACTCCCGAAATTGCCCGAGAAATTTGTGCACTTCTGGCGTCTGGCATGTTCTTGCGCGAGATTTGCAGGGATGAAAATTTCCCCCCGGAATCTACCGTGCGTGGCTGGGTTGTGGACGACCGAGAGGGGTTTTCCGCGCAGTATGCGCGCGCGAGAGAATTGGGCCTGCACTCTATGGCCGAGGAAACGGTCGAGATTGCCGACTATGGCGAGAACGACACTTACGTCAAAGAAGATGGCAGCCAAGGCGTCAACACGGACGTTGTGCAGAGGTCGAAACTGCGTGTCGATACTCGCAAGTGGCTTCTGTCAAAAATGCTTCCCAAGGATTTTGGCGACAAGATCACGCAGGAACACACAGGCCCAGACGGCGGACCAATCCAGATCAAAGGCGGTGGCGTTTCTGCGCTACTAAAGGCTGCGACCGAAGCAGATGGCGCTGACGAAAAATGATATTGCTGCCTATCAGCAGTTGCGTGGCATCTGGCGCAAAGACCCAGTGCTATACGCGCGGCAGCGGCTTGGCCTGAACCCTACAGCCCAGCAAAGGAAATTGCTGGAGTCCATAGCGCCCCCCGGAGCCAAGGTTAGTGTTCGTGCGGGCCACGGGGTAGGGAAATCAGGCTCAACTTCTGCTGCGATCTGGTGGCACCTTGAGTGCTATGAGTTTTGTCGCATTCCATGCACGGCCCCTACAGCTTCGCAGCTTTACAATGTCCTGTGGGCAGAGTTGTCCAAATGGTCTCGACGCTCAGAAGAAAGAGCGAAGAAGGACGGTCTGCCGGAGGAGTTATGGCTTGGCAATCTATTCGACCGGAATCAGGACCGTATATCAGACAAAGGGCAGCCTGCGGAATGGTACGCTGTAGCCAGAACGAGCCGCCGGGAATCGCCTGATGCCTTGCAAGGTTTTCACGCATCTGATGTGGAGATTACGGACGACAATCGCGCCGTAGAGCGTTCGGACTCTGGCGGTTCGATCATGTTCGTGATTGAAGAAGCGAGCGGCGTTCCGGACGAGATTTTCGAGGTCGCTGAAGGTGCATTATCATCTCACGGTGCGCGGCTGCTTATGGTTGGCAACCCGACGAGGAACAGCGGTTTTTTTGCCCGGTCTCATAAGCAGGACCGAGCACTCTATACGGCATTGCATTTTGCATGTTCGGATAGCCCCTTGGTTGACCCGAGTTACCGCGCCAACCTAGTGCGGAAGTATGGCGAGGGGTCGAATGTTGTGCGCGTCCGCGCTGATGGCGATTTTCCCAAGCAAGATGATGATGTTCTGATCCCGTTGGAGCTTGCAGAAGCGGCGCGGGATCGTGAACCCTCAACTGCGTGCGCTGAGCGGCGACTTGGCGTTGACGTGGCGCGCTTTGGTGATGATCGAACTACGTTTGTGCTTCGCGAAGGGCCGCGTGTCGAGAAAATTGAAGTCCGCGCCAAACAGGACACGATGACAACGGCGGGGCAGGCGGCTGACTTCTTTCGGCGCTGGAGTGCCGACAAGATATATGTGGATGTTGTCGGGGTAGGCGCAGGTGTTGCTGACCGTCTCCGGGAGCAGGGCTTCCCTGTTGTTGATGTGAATGTTGCCTGTAAGGCTCCTGATCTAGTCGCAAGGTCTGACGCCAGACCAGCAAGATTGAGAGATTACTTGTGGCTGGCTATGTCCGCGTGGTTGCGGGACGGGGACGCCTCAATCAATGCCGACAGCAAGGACAATGCCGAGGATCTGGCGGCCGAGTTGTCCACGGTCAGGTATGGACTTGATAGCGCCGGAAACCTTGTCGTGGAAAGCAAGGACGCAATGAAAAAGCGCGGCTTGCGCTCACCTGATATTGCAGATGGCCTTGGTTTGACCTTCGCGCCAGACGGTCCGGCGCTCATGATTATCCGCTCTGAAGATAACGATCTGATCTAGGACTATTGATGCTCTTTTCACGCAAGCCCGCTCCGGAACGTACCCGGGTCGAGCCGGGGTTTGTGCGTGCGGAGCCTATGCCTATGGTCCTGACGGAAACAGATGCGCGTGAGATCGACCGCAAGGCTGCCGCTCCGGAAAAATACAAACCTTACCGCCCCATTCCCGGAGTTGTGCCGGAAGGCACCTCGCTTGCAATGGATGAGGCCTATGGGCCCGGTGTTGCAAATTCCATCAATAACGCCATTGCGGACGGCACGGTATTTCTCGGTTACCCGCGCCTGGCGGAAATGTGGACCCAGCGCGTAGAATATCGCCATATGGTGGGGACACTTGCCGAAGAAGCAACCCGTGAATGGATCGAATTTTTCGGGCCGAGCAACGAGAACAAGTCCGAGCGGATCAAAGCTCTTGAGGCTGAATTCACGCGCCTGAAAGTGCGCGAGGCCATGAAAACAGTAGCCGAGTTCGACGGGGCGTTCGGGATTGGTCAGATTTTTTTGAATACAGGGCTTACGAAGCTATCTTCTGATTTGGCAACACCTCTGCTGCTGACCCCCGAGACCTTCACGGTGGGGAGCCTGAAAGAAATTGTACCGGTTGAGCCGATCTGGACCAGCCCGAACGAATACAATTCCGAAAACCCCATGCGGCTCGATTTTTACCGGCCTACGAAATGGTGGGTCATGGGGGCGACTGTCCATCATACCCGGCTGCTGAGGTTCGTTTCGCGTGAACCGAGCCAGATCCTGTCGCCCACCTATAATTTCGGCGGCGTCCCACTGATCCAGCTTGCCAAACCATATGTGGATAATTGGGTTCGTACGCGGCAGTCGGTGAGCGATCTGATCAACGGATGCTCCATTCCGGTCCTGCGCACGGATATGCAGGCCGTGTATCAGAAAGTTGGCATCGGTGGCCTTATCGATCGGGTGCAGAACTTCATCAAGTTCCGCGACAATCGTGGCGTATTCCTGTCCGACAAGGAGAGTGAAGAGCTCCAGATACTGTCAGCCAATCTGGCCAGCCTCGACAAGTTGCAGAACCAGGCGCTGGAGCAGATATGCGTTGTTGCGCAGATGCCGCTGGTCAAGTTCTCAGGCATTTCCCCTTCGGGCCTGAATGCCTCATCAGAAGGAGAAATCCGCGTCTGGTATGACCGGGTCGCGGCTTATCAGGAGGCATTTTTCCGGCCCGGCCTGACCCAGGTCATGCACGCGGCTATGCTGAACATATGGGGTGAGATTGATCGCTCCATAGATTTCAGGTTCATCCCCCTCTGGCAGTTGGATGAGGCTGCGCAGGCGGCCATTGCCAAAACAAAGGCCGATACGCGGGCTGTTTACGAGGAAATGGGCGCTGTGAGTAACGATGAGGTCCGTGAAGGGCTTCGCTCTGACCCAGACGGCCTGTTTGATGGCGCGAGCCTTGAAGGGGGCGGATATGAGCCGCTGGCGGAGCAGGAAGGTCGTGCCCCTGCAAATGGCGGCGTGTCAGTCTCTTTATTCAGCAATCCGGCTGCGCATACGGATAACGATGGTGTTTGATGGCGTCGAAACCGAAAACACTAAAGCCTGTGCGCCCAAACGCCGGGGTCGGTGCGCAGTATGAGCGTGAACTGCTTGACCTAATTGATGAGATGGAGCGCAGCCTTCGCTACTGGCTGCGCGCCAGATATCGCAAGGTTGAAAGCCGGATTACGCAGGACGCTAGCCCGGCAGCATCGCTGCAAATGCTGATGAACAAACTCACTGCACGCTGGCGGCTGCGGTTCAACGATCTGGCTAAATATCTTGCGCCTGCTTTCGTCAGTAGGGCGGCCCAACATGCAGAAGGTTCTTTTAAGCGAGATCTGGCAGCAAAGACTGGCTTCACGATCCAGTTCAAGCCAACCGAAGGTGTGCAGGATGCCATAAGCGCGTGCGTGGAAGAAAATGTCCTGCTCATCAAAAGTATAGGCGAACACCACCTGAGCGAAGTGAACCAGATGGTTCTGCGTTCGGTGGCGCATGGGGGCGATCTGGGGGAGTTGACTGAGGGCCTGCAGCAGCGATTTGGCATTACCCGTCGCCGGGCCGCCAACATCGCGCGGGACCAGAACGCTAAAGTCACCAGTGCCATCAACAAGCAGCGGCAGATTGAAACTGGCCTGTTCGAAGCCGAATGGGTCCATTCCGCAGGCGGCAAGCACCCACGCGCAAGCCATGTTGAGGCCGGTCGCAAAAAACTACGCTTTGACGTTCGTGAAGGCGCGTTGATCGACGACGAACGCATATGGCCGGGGCAAAAGCCGAATTGCCGGTGCTCAAGCCGTGTAATCCTTCGAGGGTTCAACGACAAATGACCGATATTCTTGCCTATGACCGCATGGGCAGTGTGCGCACAACTGACGTGGAAGGGCGGCTCCGGGTCGCCATGACCCCGATCAGCAAAGCGAACATCTGCCCGTATATGGGTCGTGAAATTCCTGAGGGGCAGAGGCTCGGCCTAGACCCCGAACGCATCTATCAAATGTTGCGCGATCCAGACGAACTGAAAAAAGCGGCACCATCTTTCAACGGGCTGCCCGTCCTTGAGGAACATTTTCATGTCACAGCCGCCAATCCACGGCGTGACCTTGTGGTGGGCACGACGGGGAATGAAGCCACATTCGAAGCGCCCTACCTGATGAACAGCCTTGTGGTCTGGGACGGCGAGGCAATCGCCAGGATCAAGACCGGCGAGCAGCGCGAACTGTCCAGCGCCTATCGCTACAAGGCGGATATGACCCCCGGCGAATACGAGGGGCAAAAGTACGATGGCGTGATGCGCGATATTGTCGGCTCGCACGTCGCTGTCGTTCCTACTGGCCGCGCTGGACCAGATGTTCTGGTCGCAGACGCAAGCATGGAACCTTACAATATGAAGAAAATCCCCCGCGCCGCGCGGCGTGCGATGCTGTCGAGGCTTCGCCCGTTTCTCGCGCAAGATGCTGATATCGAAGCGGCTAAGAAGGCGCTCGACTGTGACGAAATGGGCAGGGATGGCGCGTGCGAAACGCTGCGCAACCTGCTGGCAGGCCGCGTTCCTGATGAGATCATGGATCAGGTTCTAGCCCTGTTCGAGAATACCTCCACGGAAGGTGCTTTGAACACCGCGCAGGATTCCGAAGAGGCTGAGCGCCGCGAAAAACTTCGGGCAGCCGGTCTGTCGGATGACGATATCGACAAGGTCATCGCCTCCCTTGCTGACGTGGCTGAAGATGCTGACGACTTCGCCGAAATGGCGGAGAAGATGCGTAAGGCTGGAATGTCTGAAGAGGACATTGAGGCGTGCCGCGCGATGTGTGTTCCTCAGGGTGCGCAGGACGATGAGCAGACCGAAGCTGACCGCCAGCGGGAAGCGGAAGGCGCGCGTCGGTCCGATGAAGAGCGTGCCGCCCGTGAACGCAAGGACCGTGAAGACGAAGCTGCTGGCGCTCGTCGGGCGGACAAAGAGCGCGCAGATCGTGAGCGCCTTGATCGGGAGCGTGAGTCTGTTGGTGCCAAGGCTGCCATGGATGCCGCTATCAGCAAGGCCAAGGCGGATGCCGTCACGGAAACCATGCAGGCCATGCGCGAACTTCATGCCGCGCAGGATGCGGTCAAACCGTTCGTTGGTGCTGTTGCCATGGATAACGCGGAAGGCGTCTACCGGTTTGCCCTGCGCCAGCTTGGTTACGACCTGTCAGGCATTCCCGGCAGCGCCTACCGCGCCATGTTCGGGCAGCACGCACAGCGGGCAGACAGCGCCCGGCGTCCGGCCATCGCAGCAGATAGCAAGGTGGGGATTGACCTGCTGGATAAATTCCCCGGCCTCAAGGCCGTGAAGATTAAGGGGTAATCAGATGCCTTTTCAAAATCAGGTTAATCAGGAGCCCGCTTATGGCGTTCCTGGCACCTTTGCCTCTAACAACCCGTCTGCCAGTGTGTTGGCGGGTGAGGGAGCGCTTGTTGCTGGTCTAGGCGGGGTTACGCTTGGTGCTTTTGGTTGGGTGCAGGGCGATGGCACAACTGTCCTGAATACGCCACCCGGCGTAACGCCCGGTACGGGAGCTACTGCGACCGCCACTCTCGGAACCCATACCACTTACACAGTATCCGCTCTGGCAGTGAATGCTGGCGGCACGGGTTACGCTGTGGGGGATACGGTCACCTTTACAGGTGGCACGGCTACCGTTGCGACGGTCAGCAGTGGTGTTGTTACGGGAGTGACGATTGCTACAGCCACGGCTCAGTCCACCGACCCCACGGCAACCGGCGTGGCTACCACCAGTAGCGGTGCGGGTACGGGTCTGACCCTGAACGTGACAGCTACAGCCGGAAGTGGCTCGAACGGCGAAGTCTCGCTTATCAATGTAACGGCGGCTGGTTCCGGGTACACGGCTGTTCCCACAGTGACCCTCTCGGGTGGCGGTGGAACAGGGGCTGCGGCTGTTGCTGTCATCAGCGGCGGCATTGTGACCGGTATTACCGTGACCAGCGGCGGAACGGGCTACACCTCTGCCCCGTCGGTTGCCATTACCCAGACCGCAGCCGAGCCAACTGCCCCTGACGGCTTCCTGCTTAATGACCGCAGCGCATGGATTGCGGACATTTACGACGAAGCCACCATGGTTATGCCGCAGGGTTACATGGTCGACCTGAAGTCTCAGGGCGATTACTTCGCGGTGACCAAGACGGCTGCCACCAGAGGGCAGAAGGTCTTTGCCTCTACCACCGATGGCACGATCAGTACTGGCGCAGTTGGTGCCACGGTAGCGGGCTCCATCGAAACCAAGTTTTATGTCGCACTCGGCAGTCTCGCCGGTGAGACGATCACCATAAGTACGTGGGATCATATCTAATGCCATTTGAAACCGAATTTGCGCTCCTGCGGGAGCGCGGTTTTGTGATGCCTGAGGGGCAGCACATTCTCGCAAGTGATGACATTCTGGCGTCCGATAGGGTCGCCATGGATGCAGCCCCAACACTTTCCACCACGGCCAATGCTGGCATCCCGGCATTCATGGCAACATACGTCGATCCCAAACTGATCAACGTCGTGTTTTCCCCAATGCGTGGCGCGGAAATCAACGGGGAGTCCAAGAAGGGCGATTGGGCCACCCCTACGGCCATCTTCCCGATGATCGAAAGTACAGGGCGCGTTGCCAGCTATGGCGATTGGAACAACAACGGCGTTGTTGACCTGAATGCCAACTTCCCCGACCGGCAGTCCTATCACTATCAGGCATTCGCGCGCTGGGGTGAGCGGGAAGTGGAAATGGCTGGAGCGGCGCGCATCCAGTGGGTTGCCAGCCTGCGCCAGTCTGCTGCGCTGAAACTGAACAAGTTCCAGAACCAGTCCTATTTCTATGGTGTGAAGGGGCTGCGCAATTATGGCTACCTGAATGACCCGCGCTTGCCTGCTGCTGAAGTGGCCTCCATCAAGACGGCGGGCGGAACGTCATGGAGCAAGGGATCTCCAGAGGAGGTTACCGATGATGTGATCGACCTCATCAATCAGCTTCGTTCGCAGTCTGCTGGTTATGTGGATACGGATTCCGAAATCACAATCGGCCTGTCTCCCACGCGCGCTGGCATCATGACCAAGCCGAATGTGTTCGGCTTGTCGGCGTGGGATCAGCTCAAAAAGCAATACCCCAACCTTCGCTTTGTGCAGGCCATCGAATTTGGCGATGCTGCGGGCATGACGGTGCAGAGCATGATTGCAGTCGCTCGTGAAATTGAAGGGCAGCAGGTGGCAGAGGCCGCGTTTACCGAAAAACTGCGCACTCACTCTGTCGTCGTGAAGGCGTCGGGCTGGGAGCAGAAAATGTCCCAGGGCACATGGGGCGCGATCATCTACATGCCTCTTGGCGTGGCAACCATGGTGGGGATCTGATCTATGAGCGGAACTGCAAGTGGGAACCCGGTTACCGTTGGCTGCAAACTGCCCAACGGGCTGACCTTGCGCGTGGGTGAGCACAAAGTGATCCTGTCTGGGGCAAATGCGTCGCGAGTGATCGGCGGTTATGGGCTGACGTCCGTGCCATCTGATCTGTGGGATGCATGGAGTAAGGCTCATGCTGAAACGCCCCTCATCAAGAGGCGGATAGTTTTTGCTGAGGCCACGACAGCCAAGGCAGAAGGGCGTGCCAAAGAGCAGGAGGCCGTCAAAACCGGCCTAGAGCCTCTGTCTCCAGATGACAGCCATAAGGGCGTCGAAAAGTTATCCGGAGGCTAATATGGCGGTAGCGACGTTCGATTACGCCACGTGGTCGGCGCGCTACCCCGACCTCGCGGTGAATGTGCCTCCAAATCTGGCAGCGCTGTATTTTGATGAAGCGCAGCTTTACCTCGATAATACGGATCGCAGTCTGGTGTGCAATATCGGGCAGCGAACCCTGCTGCTGTATATGCTGGTGGCGCATATTGCATACCTGAACCTGCCGACTACCAGCGGGGGGAATGGGGCCGGTGTGGTTGGGCGCGTGTCGAGCGCCACCCGGGGTTCTGTTTCCATTGGTACGGACATGGGTGCGCAGCCCGGGTCTGCTGAATGGTTCCTTCAAACCCAATATGGCGCAGCGTTCTGGCAGGCCACTCTGTGGCTGCGGACGGCGCGTTATATCCACATCCCACGCGTGCAGAGGCAGACATGGCCGTAAAGATCAGTGGTGGCGATAAAATGCGCGCGGCGCTGGAAAAGCTGTCGCAGAAGGTTAAGAGCGGGGCGACGGTAGAGGTAGGATTTTTCGATAAAAGCCAACCCTACAAAAAAGGCGCATCCGTCCCTCAGGTTGCCACATGGACCGAATTTGGCACGGCCACCGCGCCTCCCCGCCCGTTTATGCGCAACACGATTGCCAATAACTCTGGCGATTGGGGGGCGGAACTTGAGGTCGCGCTTAAGGGCGCTGATTTTGACGCCAAGAAAGCTCTTGCCCGCGTTGGTATGGTTATTGAGGGGCAAATTCGCGATGAGATAGCAGCCCTGGACGCTCCCCCTAATGCGCCATTGACAAATCTGCTGAAGGATCGCTTCCCCACTGGCAGTTATACCACCGAGGATTTTCTGAAAGCTGTTCATGACCTGAAAAAAGGCGCGACAGCCCCACCCGGTAAGCCTCTTGTGTGGTCGGGGAAACTGTTTCGGGACGTCGCTTCGCAAGTGAAAGACGGCACTGATGAGTCTTAACATATTCGGCGTGGCAGGGAACCTCTGCGCGCCCATCAACCCGCACATAACCGGAACCCTGAAGGGCAGCACGGGCGGCGTCACCAATGCCGACTTTTCGGTAACACCTCAATACACCACCGTTTCTGTGGATATGGAGGTGCAGGCTGTCAGTTCTCAGGATTTGCGCCAGATCGAAAACATCAACCAGCAGGCCGACATGCGCTCGGTTTACGTGCGCGGGGCCGTGCGGGCGCTGAACAGGCCGCTCCAGATTGGCGGCGATATCCTGACATTTTACGGCTCTGACTGGCTGGTAACGCAGCAGTTAGAGGAATGGGGCAACGGAGAATGGTCGAAAGTTCTGGTAACGCGGCAGATGCCCAGCAATTCTACGTCATAAGCCCAACCGAGAGCGAGATTTACAAGGCGGTGGGGCAATGGCTCCAAAGTATTCTGCCAAGCGGAATGGCCGTTGTTCAGGGCCAGCAGAACCGCAATGCCGCCCCCTGCGACCCCTTTGCAGTTATGACCATCATTGGTCGCGAGCGCATAGCCACCAACGGCTGGACCTACGATGGCGAGTCCGCGAGGACCGTTACCGAACAGGTGCAGGTGACCATGCAGATCAATCTGTTTGGTCCAGCCTCCAGCAACCAGATGCAGGTTGTTACGGCACTCTGGCGCGATTTTGAGGCAGTCGATTTTTTCCGGTCTCTCAACATACCCATAGCCCCGCTCACCACCTCTACCACCCGGCAACTTGGGTTTGAGACAGGGGAACGTCAGTACGACGACTTGTGGACTGTGGACCTTACCATGCAGGTCACATTGACCCTGACGCATCCCCAGCAGTTCGCAACGTCCATTCCCATCCAATTGATTGAGGTCGATACGACCTACCCACCAACGGAGTAAGTCATGGGCAATATCCCCATTTCGCAGGTTGTTAAGGTTACCCCCGGCGTTCTGGCCGCAGGGTCCGGCCTGAACAACCTTTCTGCCCTGTTTGTCACCACCGCATCCAGCACGCTTGCGGCAGGTGTTGTTAAAGCCTTTACGTCCGCTGCTGATGTTGGCACGGCGTTTGGCGAGACCTCCACACTGTACCAGATGGCACAGGTGTATTTCGCGGGCTACGAAACCGCTGTCATGACCCCCGGCACACTGTATGTGGGGGCCATTGCATCCGCCGGGACAGGAGCGGCAGGAACTGCTGTTCTTGGCACGCAGACCGAGCATACAGTAGCAACTGTCGCTGTGGATGCTGGTGGCACTGACTATGCTGTTGGTGACACGGAAACCTTTGCTGGAGGCACGGCGACCGTCTCCACCATTGGCACGGGCGGTATTGTTACCGGCCTGACGCTACAGAGTGCTACAGCCCAAGCCACTGACCCGGCAGGAACTGGGCTTGCTACCGCCAGCAGCGGCAGCGGCACAGGCCTGACGGTTACGACAACCTCCACAGCCTCCACCATTGCTACGGGCGCAGTCGCGTCTATTACTGTTGGTGCCGGTGGAACCGCTTATACGTCTGCTCCACTGGTTACTCTGGTGGGTGGTGGCGGAACAGGGGCCACAGCAACAGCAACGGTTGCGAGCGGTGCTGTAACAGGCTTTACCGTGACCAACCCCGGAACGGGCTATACGACCGCACCTACGGTTATGATCACTCCCGCCGCATCAAGCGATATTGCCTCCCAGTTGGATGCTTTGCGCGCGGCACAGGGTGCGTGGAACGGCCTTGCGTTTGACAGCGAACTCTCCGCCGACAACAAGGAAGAGGTCGCACAATGGGTTGGCACCCAGAACTGCCAGGTCCTTGCGGCCATTACTGATAGCGCCACCAGTGCCACGGAAAGCGGCAGCCAAACGGCCTTTGGTGTGTGGCTCCAGTCCCAGAATATCAATGGTGTTGTGGCGGTGTACGATACCACCGTCCTGTCTGGCGCTCTGGTTATGGGCTGGATGGCGTCCCTATCGTTCGACACCACCAACGGACGCCAGACCCTCGCCATGATACAGGACGCATCCGGCCTGATCTCTGCTGCTGTGACAGACGGCACCACCGCCTCCACCCTGATTGCCAACGGCTATTCGTTCTATGGCTCCTACGCCAACGGGGCGTCTGAGTTCATTTTCTTTCGACCGGGGCAGGTGTCGGGCAAGTTCCTGTGGGCGGACAGCTACGCCAACCAGATCTGGCTCAATGCCAACCTGACCAGCGACCTGATTAACCTGCTGCTGACCACGGGCAATATCCCGTACAACACGCAGGGCGATACGCTGGTTGAGGCATCGGTCAAAGACACGATCAATCAGGCATTGGCCTTTGGGGCAATCCGCACAGGCGTGAACCTGACCACGCTCCAGCGCCAGCAGATCAACAACGCGGCGGGAGTGACCACAGCAGCGGATAGCGTGGTAACCAGTGGGTACTACTTTAAGCCCAACGTCAGCACGGCCTCTGCATCCTACCGGGTGACACGGACAACGCCGCCAGCGCAGCTTTGGTACGCGGACGGGCAGAGCGTGCAATCCATCAACCTGAACAGCGTGGAGGTGCAGTAACATGGCGCTTGATATTACGGCAGCCAATGCCATTTTCACCATTACGGTGCCGGGCGTTTTTAATGCACCCGTTACCCTGAAAAACTTCGCGACGGACAGGGTTTGGGAGGTTTCTGCAGTCCGCAATGTAGAAACCCAAATGTCAGTAGATGGTTACCTCAATGCTGGTTTTGTATGCGCCACTGTTAACCAGACGATTTCGCTTGCGGCATCCAGTGAAAGCGTTCTGGTGTTTGAGTCCATTATGACCGCGCAGCAGACAGCGCGTTCCGTTTATCGGCTGGGGGGTGCGATTACGCTTACAGGAACGCAGCGTAAATACACCATGGTCAATGGCGTTCTTGCTGAAATGGCCCCCATGCCAAGTGCGGGCCGCACGCTTGAAGCGCGAACCTTTTCCGTTGAATGGCAATCAGTACTTCCGGCAGGTATCTAATGTCTTTGAAAGAGATAACAGTCTCCTGCCCCCATGAAGGGCTGGACAAAGGCAAGCGGTTTGTCATCACCCGCATGAGTGCTGTGGCGGCAGACCGGTGGGGGAGGCATTGCCTGCAAGCTGCGGCATCCTCCGGAGCGGATATTGCAGGGGTTGCTCAGGGCGGCGGTCTTGCTGCTGTGGCTGCGGCTGGCATTGGCATTTTTGCGGCCATGGACCCGGCGCGCATGGATGGGCTGATAGACCAGCTTCTACAGTGCGTGCAGATGCAGCCGGATCCGGCCAACCCCAGTGTGTTGCTCCCCTGGGACGTGGTTTCCGCAGGTGGCCAGATTGAGGAAATCCCCACCGTTGGCTGGCTCCAGAAGGAAGCGTTTGCCCTGCATGTGGATTTTTTCAAGGGCGTGGGTCAGTTGTTCTCCCTCCTCACGCTCATGCTGGGGACGGAAAGCAACGCCCCTACGCCCGAGTCTGCAACATAGATGAGCGCCACGCTCTGGTGATGATGGAGGGACTTGCATCCCTTCACGAACTCCAGACCGTTTACGACAGCGAGGACTTTGAGGACTTGCTGGAAATGGCCGTTGTGAAGCGGTTTAATAGTTAACCCCTCCCTGAAAGCCCTCCCCATGGCCACAGTAATCGACGCCCTCGTTGTCACCCTCGGGCTGGACCCTAAGGGGGTACAGAAGGGAGGGAAGGAGGCGACAACCGCGTTTGGCAAGGTGACGCAGGGCGCTACGCAAATGGGCAAGGGCGTGTCCGCAGGTGTGGACAGTGCTTCCGATAGCTTCCGCAGCCTCCAGCGCAATGCCCTTGCATTCTTTGCCGTCCTGACGGCTGGGAAAACCCTCAAAGCGTTTATTGCCGATACGACAAGCAGCAACGTAGCTGCTGGCAATCTGGCACGGAATCTTGGGACGTCAGTCAATAGCCTGACAACGTGGCAGAGGGCCGCACAGGCTATGGGTGGTTCTGCTGATGATGTGTCCAGTTCTATGGGAGCATTGGTCTCGCAGTTCCAGACCATTGAGGGGAGGCGGAATCTTGGTCTGATATTCGGGCAACTGCATGTGAACCTCAATGATGCCAACGGCCAGTTGCGGAGCATGAATGAACTCATGCCCGACCTTGCGGCATCAGCACAGCAGCTTGGCCCCCAGTTGTTCTCCGCCCTTGGTGGGCAGGCGGGTTTCTCGCAGGGGTTTATAAACCTGCTGGAGCAGGGGCCGGACAAGGTTAAGGCGCTTTACCAGTCTCTCCAGCAGTATGCCCCGACCGAAAGAGATACCAAGGCATCTGCGCAGCTTTACGAGGACTGGACCAAGCTAACGGCGCAGTCTGAGGCGTTTGGGCGGTCGATCATGACCAATTTAAGTCCTGAAGTGCATGATCTTTTTACCATGATCAATACTGCTATTGATCAGAGAGCACCTAGCGCCCTGAAACAGATCAATGAAATGGGCGCAGACCTTTACAAGCGCTTCAAGGAAATAAACTGGGAAGAAGTTGGAGCCGAGATCAGGGATTGGGAAAAAACACTCAAGGAAATTGACCTCAAAGGCATAGCTCAAGATATCGCCGCGATTGGACGTGGTGCCAATGATGTTGCGAAGTTCCTGGGCGGATGGGAAAAAGCTGCCGAAATATTATTGACCCTGTGGGCCGGCAGCTTTGCCTTGAGAGCAATTGCCAACGTAGCGCGTTTTGCAGAGCTTTCCATTGCAGGAGCTTCTGCCATGGCGCGTATTATGAAAGGTGCTGGCGTAAGAAATGCAGCGGAAACAACATCTAAAGCTCTAGTAAAAGAAGGAGCTGAAGTTGTTGGCGCTGCAACTGCAAGTAAAACCGCAGGAAGGCTTGCTGCTACAGGAAGCTTAGTTGGTAAGGGGCTTAGGGCTGGGAATTATGCCGCAGATGCCTATCTTTTCATGCAGTATTTCCCGCATATTGCAGCATGGCTGACTGGGCAAGGCTGGGATGACGAGCACCCTTCAACTTACCATGGGAATGCAAAGGGACTGGGCCAGAATCTTTCTGCTGCGGTCAAGAGTAAGCAAGCATATTTGGCAGGGCTTGAAAGGCAATATAACCTTCCTGCCGGGCTTCTAGATGGAATGTGGGCAAAAGAAAGCTCTCGGGGACGCAATGTAGGCCCTTCTCCTGCGGGAGCATTGGGAGATTTTCAGATAATGCCTGATGTGGCACGTCAGGCTGGCGTAAACCCGCAGAACTTTGAACAATCCGCGCAATACGCAGCCAAGAGAATGCATGATAACCTACAGAATTATCAAGGGTCTCTGGCTGCATCTCTCGCGGAATATAATTGGGGCGCAGGAAATTTACACAAAGCACGCAGCCAGTACGGAGAAGATTGGGCGTCTTATGCTCCGGATGAAACTCAAGACTATATTGCTACCATTGGTCGCTCCGTAGCAGCGGCGCAACATTCTTCTTCATCCAGCCCCACCATAGCGCAAGCATTTGTGACGCCCCAGAAGACCAATGGTAGCGGGAAGAGCATCGGGAGCGAACAGGGAGATAATATCTCGCGCTACATGGAAGGAATACGGAACGCCATCAACACGCCGCCTCCAAGCAGCGTGGATAATAGCAGCACGCATAACGTGACCAACCACGTAACCGTTAATGCTCCGGGGGGCGACCCCAAGGCAGTGACGCGCGCGGTTAAGCAGGCGTTTAATGACCTTGGGTTTTCTTCTAGGCAGACTGTTCAGGGCTTGGCTTGATGCTTCTGTTGCCCTGACTTTCTGCGATAGTAACGAAGATGAGGCTAAGGATTGTTAATGATCTTGGATAATGCAGCCATTTTAAGTTGGTAATCGCTCTTCCTTTCGTAAGAAAGGGCCATAACCAAAGATATGATCCATCCCACAAGCGTCCACCCAAGGAGAACATTGACGCAGATTACTGCCCCTTTTTTCGTACTGTCTCTGCATAGGGAGACAATGGTTGGAAGGAAGTAAATGGCAAAAAACACCGGAAAGACAAAAATAACGTAATGCCAGACCGAATAAGTCTGCGTAGCCCCGTCAATCATTTCATTTCAACCTTCCGCTCCAGTTATAGTCGGGCTTTCTCCGGGAAAATTAAGCGCCACCGCAATCATGCTCAGAATCTGGCAAAGTCCAAGAACGGCCAGTTCTAAAGTTTGTTGTCGTGTAAATTTTCCCTCTATCATCACCCGCAGGGCAGTTAGCTGGCACGAATGCCAAACACATCATGACCCGGTCGCCAACTTGAGAAGAGTCAACCTCAGGGATCTGGTTATAGGAAACCTGGTAACCACCATTCACGAAGTTAATTGCAGATCCTGAATCTGGAATAGGTTTCCCTCCCGCTTCCTGCAAGCGCGTTTCTACAGATTTTACATGAGTAAAAACGCAAGTGCCAATCTGCTCCGGGAGATCGGTTAAGGGAGCGGCATTAACTGTAACAGCCATAAAGGAAGATAGAGCAGATGTGACAATCAGTAGCTTATTCAAGTGCGCCTCCATTACATTTTGGTAGGGAGGATAGCGGGGAAGCGCGTCTTGCGCGAGAGAAAGGAGAGAAACGAAGTGACAAACTCAAAAACTGAAACAACAAACATACTTGTTCAGATAGATAAAATCTGGTTCGAACCCACCGCGAAGGGGGCAATCCTTATGGTTATGACCAACTCACCATTTGTCGGATCGAGTGATTTTGAGGCTCCAATCCGACTAGGTGAGTAGGAGTTCAGCGCCAAGTTTTCTTTCTCGGGGGCAATTTCCTTTGAGGGCGAAAATATCAGCCGAGCGTTGTTCCGAGCCACTGAACTAAGCCCGGCACATTCTCAATCCCTTTCGAAATCAGAGATGAGGTTAAATCTTTCAGGGCCTCGCCTCCCATCGCCTTTACTTTCTGTTTAACGCTGGCTTTTGTATCGTCGCTCTCAGGGGTGGAATCAACAGCCCTGCATAAAAGGGCTTTGATTGTATTGCCATCCAAGAATGAGGGAGGGTAGCCCAAATTTCAGGAGCAAATCTTATGGTCTTTGTCTAAGCAAAGCAGGAAAAATGCCTCATTCATTCTAAAGCCATGAATACGGGCCTTAATGCTCACTCGCATTTCCATATATGCGAGGTCTTCAGACAAATCTTTCGTGACCGATTTAGGCAATTGGCTGCACAATAGTCTAGTGCAACCCAACCCAGTTTTTACGCCCCTCTTTCCGCCTGTCGCGAGAATTTCACTCCATGACATCTGAGATAGGCGCCTTAATAAATCTGTGAAGGCAACAAGATCCGGTTTTGACCAGTCAGAAAAGCATTCATAGCTTCCATCGAAATACTTTAGGCTTACATAAGGTCTTTCACGATTGTTAGCGTTGGCTGCTCTTTTACCAATACCAAAAACGTTTGCGACTCTCTCTGTAATAATGACTTCCCCGGGGGAAGGTGTAAGAGATTTTGTGTTTTGCTCCTGCCTCTTGGCGACTTTCGTTAGGGATCTATTTTTAGCCATCTGCCTGAGCGGCCTGATACACCTTCTGGTAGAAGCGAGTCATCGTGTCTTGCGATATCTTCGTATTGCATCGGGCTTCAGCTGGTAAGTCGCCCCTTGCTTCTATCCATGGTTCTTCGCCATGCGTGAGATGCTCAAGTTTTTTAGCTGACATATCGCCGTAAGCATCCATAATCATCTCAAGATGATCAATCTCGCATTGCAGCAGATCAATATCATCATCGGGCGCAGGCAATGCATCCCAACCATAGTCTCGGTAGGTATCGTAAACACTGCGGCATACAGGGCCGTGCGCCCAAGCCTCCAGCTTATCCGGGAAAAGAGCCTTATTCTCTAAGGCCAAATACCAAGCCTGAGCGTAATAGATAAGTTTCTGGAGCTTTAGGTGCGTAATAGCTTCGCCTGACTGTCGATCAACAGCGGCAAGAAACCATTTTGCCACTTCTTTCACGTCCGCCATCAGCTTAATCTCTTCATAAAAGCACTGTTTCACTAACGAATAACTGTCCGTTAGCTATCAGCAAAGGTACTTTTTGTATCTGTGGATAAAGGCGGTTTTTTGTGGAAAAAGTTATACACATGTGGATAACTTGGATGAGGTTTATCATGATGAGTGAGGCCTTACTAACTCCGCGTAAAATCCAACGGCCATAGGAGTTCTATCGTTCTCCTAATGTTCCACAACCCGAGCGCAGCGTCAATCTGCCAGTACCCACCCGCCCCCAAAAGGTACACAGATGGGGAACGCCTTAAAGTCCCACCGCCTGACGCAGCAGATCATTTGCCCGGCTCTGCCAGCCGGGGCCACTGGCCTTGAGGCACTCCACAAGATCGGGGTCTAGCCGTATAGAGACGAGTGCCTTCGTGGGGGCTTTCTGCGGCCCGCGCACTCGGCGTGCGTTGGCTAGGACAGGGGCGACCTCTTGGGCAGGCTGGGCCCGCAGGAAGTCCGCCTTCGTCAGTTCCGGGCTGTCCGGGTCCATGGCAATGCCCTGATTGATCCGGGCATCTTCATCATCCGTGGGCATGATAAATTCAGGTTTGCGCGGCATAGAGCTTCGCCTCCCGTTTGTTGGCCTTGCGCAGGCTGATTATGCGGACAATGCGGGTTTCAATGCTGAATACCAGAACATGAAGCCGCAGATTGATTGGGGCGACAGCGACAAGGCGCGGCTCGTTGGCGCTCTGGCTGGCCATGATGAGAGCAACGTCCCATTCAAAGCCTTCTGCCACGACAAAATCAACGCCGTGCTTGGCGATGTTGCTCTGTCGTTTTGCTTCGTCCCAATCGTATCTCATGCATTATTGTATATACGATAAGGTGGTGAGGGGCAAGGTATATTGTATCTACATTTTGCAAGGGTATCGCTGCGGTGTTGAGGGCATTTGCCCTCAACTTGACGCACTCGTTATGGGTTAGCTTGCTCATAGCTACCTCATTTGCGGGGCTATTTATGCGAAGCCCTTTCTCCGACCGTTATGCCCAGAAGGCTTCTTCCTAAGCAGCCGCCTTCAATACTTTGGGTTGGAAAATCAGTGAAACCACCCAGATTCTTTCTTGACCGCAGCTTGCCCTTCCAGTTCGGCTCGGTTCCCATTTTTTTCCAATAAGGTTTTGGTTCCTTCAGAGAGATTTCTATTTGAATCTGCTCGCGATTTAATCAAATCAGTTTCAGCGCTCTTTTTCTGAAGATCGCTATCAATGATATCGTTTTCTCGAGAAACGGCAGTTTTCTTGGCTTGTAAAGAAACCTCACGCTCTTGAAGATCAAGATCGCGGAGCTTGTCTTCATAAGCTTGATCCCGATCTTCTTTGGCATCAAGTTTTTTCTGCCTAGCCGCAGCCACTTCCCGTGCTGCTGCTGCGGCTCTCGCTTCACGCGCCTGCGCAGCCGCATATGCGGCTTGTTGCGCACGTTGCTGAGCATCCCACGCTTGGCGTGCTACATAATCATGATTTTGCTGCGCGGCATCAACCGCATTGATCTGATCTGACAAAGTCGACTGTGCTGATGCGACTGCGGGCACCAGAAGGAGTGCGGCTAATGCTACGCGCTTCATAGATTTATTCTTCCCCTTATTTTGCCTGCGGAGTCGGGCACTCATGATTAGGCTGAATGCGTGTTTCTGTCGGGCTTGTTTGAATCATAACCGCTTTCCCTCGAGTATACTCGCACGCACGGCCAACCTGAGCAGAATTGAAGGTCTGGTTATTTTGTTCGTATGTGAGCGAGACGCCCTCAACCAAGGTTTTCCCAGGCACCAGCGACCCGGCACCAACACCTGCCCCGGCACCGCCCACGCCACCAAGAGCACCAAGGCCAGCGGATCCGCCTACGCCAGCGCCCAGTCCAGCACCAAGCCCCGCGCCCAAGATGCCACCCACAATTTGAGCTGTCTGTCGGTTGCGTTCGTTGCTTACTTGCACTTTAGCTGGAAGAACCGCGAGAATATTAACAACCTGAGCAGCTTGTCTTTGGTTTACTTGCGCGGCGGTATACGTATCGGCCCGATTTTCTTCGCCCGGAGTAGAGCAAGCCGCAAGAGTTAAGGAAGAGACAAGCAAAATACCAATTTTTTTTCCAGAATTAATCATAGTCTACCCTTAATATATACTGCGACGAGAATCGTCTTACGCATAATATGAAGCGCCATAAAATTGACAACTTTATTTTTCCACTCTTTTATATTGCTTTTATGAATAATAATTCTCTTATTATTCAATAACAATATAAATTACGATTTTATTAACGCTTGTAGGCTATGCAATATGTTTAGCTCTACGCTGCCCCACTGGAGTCAGCCTTATCAGCAAGCCGCTCTGCCACGGCTCTCAAGGCAGCGCGCTCCGCATCGTTCATGGCCCGCCACATGCGGACAAGAGAGCGCTCGTCGGCGCTTAGCTCATTCATATCTTCGATGGGAGGTGTATTTAACCAATCATCAGGCAATATTACTTCCTGTGCGTCTTTATGGCGCTCCCAATCATCAACCTCATCAATAGCAAAGCCAAGTAGGTAGACGATTTCGGCATTTAGAGAACGAAGCTGCCTTTTGGACCTCTCCTCAATCTTTCCCTTCAAAACTGACGGCATGCGTATCGTCACAGAGGGGCGAGAATCAGACATAAAAAACTCCCAAAAAAAACTCTTGCAATCAATATGCGTGCATGCATATATCCTGTCTATGCACGCATTTTGCTTGCATTTGAAAAGAGGAAGCTGTGCAGACGCAAAATATCACTTTCCGCATTGAAAAGCCTTTGGTCGATTTTTTGAGAAGGCGCGCGGAGGCAAATGATCGAACTTTAAACGGCGAAATTCGGTCGATCTTACGCAATTTGGAAAAAGAAAAGGCACCAGAGCACGGCCTCGAAAACCGCTCTGATGCCTCTCACGCTGAATAGGAAAACAGCTATGACAAACAGTAACACAAACCTGACCATTCTTTCCACTACTATCCGTCAGGATGCGGAAGGGCGGTATTGCCTGAATGATTGCTTTAAGGCTGCGGGGTTGCCCGCTTCGAAAGGTCCGAACGAGTGGGCAAAGAATGCCCAAACTGAAGCGCTGATTGAGGAATTGAGGTCTGGGGGAATTTCCCCTGACCCTAAAAACGTTGTTTCGACGGGGCCGAATGCAACCCGTGGAACCTATGTCGTCAAAGAACTGGTCTACGCCTACGCGATGTGGATCAGCCCATCATTTAACCTTCAGGTGATCCGGGCATTTGATGCGCTGGTAACGGGACAAATCCCCGACGCCGCTCCAAAACCCAAACGCATCCGCAAAACTCCTGTGCTTCGGGCTTTCCGGGATGGATATGGGATAGCAAAAACTCTTGGGCTTGATGACAATCAGGCTGCATCCCATGCTGGCCGGTATTGCCTGCATAAATGCGGAGAAAATCCTCTCCCGGCACTTGGGTTGGATACTCGAACGGCACCCACACAGGATAACTACCAAACAGTTACTGAGCTTGGACGTCCGCTTGGCTTGTCTGGACAGAGGGTGAACAAGATTTTGGAAGAAAAGGGGCTACAGGTCCACGTCAAAGGATCTTCTTCCAGCAGCAACTGGAGTATGACCGACAAAGGCTTGGCCTACGGGCGCATGTTTGATGGCGTCAGGGCCGGGTCCACAGGCTCCCAGCAAATGCTTAAATGGAAACCTTCTACGGTGGAGTTCCTGCGCCCTTTTGCGAAAGTGCCAGCGTAAGCGCCGTAACGGCCAGCCATCCCTTCGGGGGTGGCAACGCTGGTGAGAGAATGAGTGATAATGCTGTTTCCGTTGCTCTCCTTCACGCAACTTATGCCCTTCCAGGCATAAGAAAAGACTTTGGCCGCTCAACGGACGATTTGCTTGCGC